GAACAGGAAAAGCATTTCCTAACAAACATCTTTCGTTTCTTTACACAGGGCGATGTTGACGTTGCAGGTGGGTATGTAAAGAACTATCTACCATACTTTCCTCAACCAGAAGTAAGAATGATGCTAACCGGATTTGCTGCAAGAGAAGCACTACACGTTGCTGCTTACAGTCACTTGATTGAAACATTGGGAATGCCTGAATCAACATACAATGACTTTCTCGAATACGAAGAAATGAGAGACAAGCACGACTACTTCCTCTCCATAGCCGGACAGGATGCAACAACGATTGCACAACAGATTGCTGCATTCAGTGCGTTCACAGAAGGTATGCAATTGTTCTCATCCTTTATCATGCTACTCAACTTCCCACGACACGGTAAGATGAAAGGGATGGGGCAAATTGTTACTTGGTCTATCGTTGATGAGACTATGCATGCAGAAGGAATGATCAAGCTATTCCGTACGTTTATTGAAGAGAATCGTGATATATGGAACGATCAACTTAAGGGTGAGATCTATAGTATTGCAGAGAAGATGGTTAAACTCGAAGATCGCTTTATTGATCTTGCGTTCTCGTTGGGTGAGATGGAAGACTTGACAAGTGATGATGTAAAGAAATATATTCGGTACATTTGTGATCGTCGTCTAATATCGTTAGGGTTGAAAGGCATCTTCAAAGTGAAAAAGAATCCATTACTTTGGGTTGAAGAGATGATCAACGCTCCTACACATACAAACTTCTTTGAGAACAGAGCTACAGATTATGCAAAAGGTGCGACCACGGGGTCTTGGGAGGATGTATGGGCGAAGGCAGCTTAACACTTGAAGATGGGATCGTTTTCGATTTTGATTACCACTTCCCCAAACACTTAAAGACAGTTGCTCTTTCGATGTCGGCTGGCGTGGAGTCGACTCTTCTCTGTCATTTGTTGGTACAGCGATATGGTGCTGAGAATGTATATGTGTTCTCTGGAGCGTTTAAGGGTAGAAGATGGTGGGAGGCAGCCAATGCTCAGAAGATATCGAGTATGTTAGGTGTTACTAAGTTTCACGCTATTTCCCAAACATCAGAGTTCATGTCACCACAAGATAATTGGAAGATGTATGTTCAAACAAAACGTGATTACAATTATGATGGTTGGTTCAATGGAACAAACGCAAAGCTCTTCACACCTAGCAATGTCACTTCTGCTAGTGTAGTGAACAATCTATACAAACAAAATCATTTTTTGCCGTTCGTCTTCTTAAAAAAATACCACACTGTTGGAATGTATTATAAACTTGGGATTGAGGATCTTTTATATAAAAGCCATTCGTGTACGACACGATCGGATATACACTGCGGTGAATGTCCATGTTGTTTTGAGCGTGTCAGGGGGTTTGCTTCACTTGGAGAGAAAGATCAAGCTACATACAGTATTGGATGGGATCAAATTGTTGATCAGTGCTACCATTCGGACCGTTATTTAGTAAATCAATAGGAGGCATCATGCTCGAGCAAGAAAGAGAACCCGTAATTTGTTACGAATGCGATACTGAATTCGTTGTACACACACCATATGAAGACGATCAAGATATATCGTTCTGTCCTTTCTGTGGATGTGAAACAGAAGGAGATGAGATTGACTCGTTCGAAGATCCTGATGATGACGAGACGACAGATAAATTTTGATGCAATGGATTTATCGCGGGCTACCCTTTGAGGAACCTGAGCCAGCTCATTATGGTTTTGTTTATAAAATAACAAACACTATTACCTTTAAACAGTATATTGGTAAGAAGTTATTTTGGTTTAAAAAAACAAAGATTCTTAAGGGTAAGAAAAAACGGTACCTTGCACCCTCCGATTGGAAAACTTATTATGGTAGTTCAAAGACTCTTCTTGAAGACATAGAGAAGAGTGGTGTTGACTTTTTCCAAAGAGAGATTATAATGCTTTGTAAGAATAAAGGAGAGTGCTCTTACTATGAAGCAAAAGCCCAGTTTGATCATTCTGTTTTATTGAATCCTGACACATACTACAACGACTGGATTATTTGTCGTGTCCATAGAAAACATATAGCATGAATACTCATCGAAACAAATTTCAAGTAAAACCAGGTTTTACATTGTACAACCGTCTTAACAACGAACAGGTTACTGGATCACTCATTAACGAAGATGAAATTGAAGGTAAAAAGTTTTATGTTATGCAAGTTGGTCAACGAACATTGAAACTTGCAAAAGATGCATACTCACCTAAAAGAATGTTCTTAACCCGTTGACATTACATTGTTAACAGGTTATGATTGGCCTATTCGTTCAACGAATATTTTGTTATTTTTTATAAAGGAAACTGAGATGACTCAAAAATCTAAACTACGTCAAGCGTTTTTCAATGGTGCTGAGCTGACCAGCAAACAAATCCGTTCGCAATTCAAGATTGCTTCACCTACCAAGGTTGTTAGCATGTTGCGTTTGGAAGACGGCCTGCCAATCTACGCTAACAAGCGTGTTGATACCAAAGGTCGTGAGACAATTAAGTTCCGTTTGGGAACACCTAGCCGCAAAGTTATTGCTGCTGGTTACCGTGCAATGGCATTGGGCATTGTCTGATCATTAATAATGTAAGACAATAAAGGGGCTTCGTGCCCCTTTTTCAATTGGAGAATCAATATATGAATCACACAGAGTTTAAACAAAAAGCTACATACTACAATACATGGACAGAAACAGAGCGGCTTGCTTTTCGGAATTGGTTACCGAGTATGTTGCGAATGGGTCCTGTGACAGTAACGTTTTTAAAAGTCGATGGTGATGAAGAGCGAGTAATCAGATGTACACTTGAAGAGGGTGTTGCAATTCCTCACCAGAAGACCACTGACCGTGTAAAGAAACCTAGTGATGAAGTTTGTCCTGTGTGGGATTTGGAAAAGAATCAATGGCGTTCGTTTCGCTTTGATTCGATTGTAAAAATAGAATTTGATTTTGGAGTGAATGATGATTAAAGAAGGTCATGGATATAGTATTCAAGGTGGTAAGCTTAAGCAAGGGTTCACGTGTTCAGCATTTGACTTGCTGCACGCTGGTCATATCCTAATGCTTGAAGAAGCAAGGTCTCAATGTGATTACTTGATTGTTGGTTTACAAAATGATCCATCAGTTGATCGTGTTGAAAAGAACACACCAATCCAATCACTTGTCGAGCGTTACTTGCAACTGAAAGCTCTAAAGAATGTTAATGAGATCATTGTTTACAACACAGAAAAAGATCTCGAAGACTTGTTGTTGATTCTTCCAATCAAAATACGTTTTGTTGGTGAAGAGTATAAGGACAAAGACTTGACTGGTCGTGAGACTTGCAACAAACGAGGTATTGAGATCTACTATAACAAACGTGAGCATACGTTTAGTACAACAGAGCTTCGTGCCAGAATTGCTCGCAAAGAAATACAAAAGACCTCTTATAGTATCAATGTCGATCCAAGTCGTGTGGGTACAGTCAAATGGACTGAGCCATGAATGTAGCGGTAACAGGTTCTCATGGATACATCGGCTCTGTCTTGCGTAAGATGTTGACAGAGCAAGGTCACCAAGTATATTGTTGTGATCAGAAACTGAAGACTAATAAACTAACAGCCAGTCAGAAAAAATATTGGCATGGTTTATCTCATGGTTCTTTTGATGATTGGTATTTTATCAATCGAATAGTAGAGTCTGATTGCAAGGTTGTTTTTCATCTTGCTGCTAGTAGTTTGCTTGGACCCAGTGCTAAAGATCCCCTATCTTACTACTACAATAATACAGCTCGAACAACCAACTTCCTTCAACGTCTCGACTCAACAGGTTGGACTGGTCATGTTATATTCTCAAGTACAGCTGCTACATACGGTGCTCAAGATGAACCAGTTACTGAAGATTCACCAAAGCAACCATGTAACCACTATGGGCACAGTAAATTAAATTGTGAACAAGTTTTAGAAAATATGCATCTATACGGAACAAGAGTTACAACGTTCCGCTATTTCAATGTTGTTGGTGCTTATGATGATGTTGGTCAAGAGTATGGTGAACCTCACTTGCTTACGCGTGTATGTAATGCAGCAATAGGTAGAGTACCACTGACGGTATATGGCAATGACTATGATACAAGAGATGGAACGTGTATTAGAGACTATGTCCACGTGAAAGATGTATGTCAGGCTCAAATCCATGCCATGGGTATAGACCAGATTAACAAACAAGGAGCCGATGTGTTTAACTTAGGAACACATGAAGGAACAAGTGTGTTAGAAATGGTTCAACAGTTTCAAGACGTGACAGGGGTCAAGTTTGACTATACGATGGGAGCTAAAAGAGAAGGTGATCCAGCTTTTCTCGTAGCCAATCCACAAAAATTCATTGACACCGGATTCAAATATCAGTATAGTAATAAGGAAGAAATTATTACATCGGCATGGAATTATTTTAATAGGAGTGAGTAATGGGATTTGACGTTAATGAGATATCAACCAATTCAAAAGGTGGCACAGAGCTAATGAGAATGGGATTGGAAGAGAGACTTCCCGCTGAACTGCTAGAGGACTTTCAGATCATCTGTTCAAGGGTCAGGAAGCTTGAAGATGATAAAATTCGCGTGTACTGGTTACACGATCTTCCTGAAGATCCTGAAACAAACCATTTGAAGGATTCTAGTAGTCGTGATCGATTTCATAAATTAGTATTCTGTGGTAATTGGCAGTATACGAGGTATCGCGATTACTTGAATGTACCTCATGATGATTCTTCTATTGTACTAGAGACGGCAATAGATCCGATTATTTTCGAACCTAAACCAAAGGATGAGGTGCGTCTCGTATACACATCAACACCTCAGCGCGGTTTAGAATTACTGGTACCCGTATTCATTGAGTTGTGTAAAAAGCATGACAACATTGTTCTCGATGTGTTCTCTAGTTTCAATATTTACGGTTGGGCTGAGTCAGATAAGCCTTTTGAGAAGTTGTTTGAAACGTGTCGTGATCATCCTAAGATCAACTATCACGGAACACAACCGAACGACGTTGTGCGCGAGACATTGAAAAAGGCACATATCCTTGCATATCCATCAATATGGATGGAATGTAATAGTCGTAGTGTCATTGAAGGCATGAGTGCTGGCATGTTATGTGTGCATCCCAACTTAGCCGGTCTACCAGATACTTCAGGTGGAATGAACTTTATGTATCAGTGGGATACAGATAAACAAAAGCATGCACAAAAATTCTACACTGCTTTGAACAACGCTATTGAAATCGTTCATACAGAAGATATTGGCAACTACTTACGGCTTGTTAAGATGTATACAGACTCACGCTATAACTGGACTAAGGTTGCTTCGCAATGGCAGGATTTGTTGATAGAATTGAAACACAGGTATCCTTCTGTTAACTCACGCCGTGATCAAGGGCCAATGTTTAATTACACCGTGAATTAATATGATTGTTACAAAGACACCACTACGAATTAGTTTCTTTGGTGGTGGCAGTGATGTTGAAGCTTTCTATAGTCAGTACGGAGGGGCTGTACTTTCCACTACAATCGATAAGCATATTCACTTGGCAGTACAGCAAGTTGCTCAACCTCATTATAAAATAATGTATAGCGAAGTAGAGCAAGTCGAATCCGGAAGTGATATAAAACACGATAGGGTGAAGGAAGCGTTACGGTATTTTAATATCCCTGCAGGAATTGAGATTGCATCGTTTGCTGACATTCCTACCAAAGGTACTGGTCTTGGTTCTAGTTCTGCATTTACTGCTGGCTTGGTCAATGCATTGGCAGAATACACTAGCAGGCCTATGAGTAGATATGACCGTGCTGAGCTGGCATGCAGGATTGAGATTGAGATGTGTGGTGAGAAGATTGGTAAGCAAGACCAATATGCATCTACATTTGGTGGTTTCAATTTTATTACATTTGATAAGAACGGTGTAGATGTGTCGCCAATTAACATCTCATCACACACAATGGAAACGTTCAGCGATTATTTGGTATGTTTCTATACTGGTCAAACACGTAGTGCATCCACTATTCTTTCCGATCAAGTAGGAAAGCTCGAGCGTAAGGATAGTGATATCATATTCTTCACAAAAGAGCTTGTCGATATGGCACATACAGCAAGAGCCGAGTTGCGTGCTGGTAGACTACATAATGTAGGAGCACTGCTTGATGATGGATGGCGTATCAAAAAGAAGCTATCCAAAAACATCAGCAATCCTTTAATAGATCAGATGTATGAGGATGCTATGAAGGCCGGTGCGTTGGGTGGTAAATTATTGGGAGCTGGTGGTGGTGGATATTTGTTGTTGTTCGTTCAAAGGCGACACCAATCAAAGGTCTTTGAGAAGCTGAAGGGCTACCAGCCTTTTTATTTTAACTTCACCGATAAGGGAAGTTCTATTGTGTATAGTGACAATGTATAACAAATCATTTGAATATTTTGAAGTCTATCGTGAGCAAATAAACAAAGCTCTTTCTGGTATTAGATCGGAGTCCTATGACGCAGCCTATGAAACAATTAAGCACGCTGGAACAATTGGAGCTAGCATTTTTGTATGTGGGAATGGAGGATCAGCTTCTATTGCTGAACACTTTTGTTGCGATCACTCTAAAGGTGTCCATATGGATACTAAGACGCTACGACCTAATATTGTTAGCCTTGCCTCCAATATGGCTGTTATCACAGCGATTGGGAACGACCTAGGATATGATAAGATCTTTTCCAAGCAGCTTGAATTTTCTAGTGCCGATACTAGTGATATTCTCGTGGTTGTATCTTCAAGTGGTAATAGTCCTAACATTCTCAATGCTCTTGATATTGCTAATGACCGTGGTATGGTTACGATTGCTTTGGTTGGATTCGACGGTGGAGCAGCAGCCCAGAAAGCAGACGTAGTTGTCCATGTCAATTCTGATAACTACGGTATCGTAGAAGACTGCCATCAAATCATGATGCACTCATGGGCTCAGTGTTTGAGGATCACCGAATCTGTGAGCCATATAAAATTATAAGTTGACCTAACTGTCATAATGTGATACTATATAAGGGTAACTACTTTTTTAAATTATGATTTTATTAGACCTCTCTCAGGTGATGATTTCCAATATCATGGTACAAGTCGGGCAGCACACAGACGCTATCCAGCCCGATCTTGTCAGACATATGGTGATCAACACGATTCGCTCGCTAAAAATTAAATTTGGTAAGGAGTTTGGTGAGCTCGTTATTGCATGTGACGATCGCAAGTACTGGCGCCGTGAGTACTTCCCTCCATATAAGGGGAACAGAAAAGCGGACCGCGAGAAATCAAGTATCGATTGGCCTGCTCTGTTTGATACTCTGAACACAATCAAACAAGAATTAAAAGATAACTTTCCATATAGAGTCATTCAAGTTGAGGGTGCCGAAGCAGATGATGTTATTGGTACAATTGGTATGGAATTCGGTTCTGTACTAAATAATGACAACAAGATCCTAATTCTCAGCGGAGATAAAGATTTTGTACAGCTTCAAAGATTCGGGAATGTCACACAGTACGATCCTGTCCGCAAGAAGGATATTGCTAGTACCAATCCAGAATTGTTCTTGAAGCATTTAGTTTTAACAGGTGATCGCGGTGATGGTGTTCCTAATGTATTGTCACCCGATAATTGTATCATCGAAGGCCTGAGACAGAAGCCTCTCAGAGAAACAAAGATAAATGAGCTTTTGAATGCAGACTTTGACTCATTGCCAGAAGAGATTGTTCGCAATTGGAATCGTAATTCGATGTTAATTGATTTACGCTGCATACCTTCCACTGTTCGCGTAGCGATTATGCAGGAATATCACTCGCAGGCTGATAAGCCTCGTGATAAGATGTTCAACTACTTTATCCAACATAAAATGAAACTCCTTATGGAGTCTATTGGTGACTTTTAATGAAAAATAGTATCTCAGAAATCCTCAAATCATGTTCAGAGTTGCCAGCCAACCAACGAGCAGCATTCCTCCAGCAGCACGATTCGCTTCCACTCAAAGTCATTCTTCAATACGCACTAGATCCTCGTATTGAATGGCTATTACCAATTGGTGAACCTCCATACAAACCAACGGAACACCTGGATCAACACGGTAACTTGTATCGTGAGATCCGTAAATTACATAACTTTATCAAAGGTGGTGGTCACCCTGATATGCATCCATTAAAACGAGAAACCCTGTTTATTCAGTTCATAGAGGGACTTGAGCCAGCAGATGCAAAGTTAATGTGTAGTGTAAAAGATAAAAAGATCCCATATAAGGGGATCAATACCAAATTAGTCAACACAGCCTTTCCAGGGCTTATCTCAGAGCAGGAGAAAGTAGAAAAGTGAATAAGTCACAACGTAAGCAGATTCAGAGTTATGAGCGGGATGAGGAATCACGGCACTCATATAAGATTCAAAAAAAGCTACAAGATAAAAAGTTGATGAGAAATTTGGATAAAGCATTGCGCAACAAGGATTATGTTAAGTTAGTTCGTTCGGAAGATTATTAAGGAGATTTTTATGCTTAGTTTTATTAAAGGCTTATTTGGTAGCAAAAAGCCTACATCGACCATTGAGACCCAACCTCATCCGTTGGATATTGCAAAGTACACACCACCTGCAGAACCCGTGCAAGCACAGGAACAGGCAGATAAAGTATTGGCAACCAAGGAGTGGCCCTTTCCAACAAGTACGCCACCCGCTGCTGCACCGGAACCTGCTCCTGTTGTAGAAAAAAAGCCACGCAAGCCTCGTGCAAAGAAGGAAGTATCCGCTATTCCTGTACCAAAGCCTACAACAAAACCACGAGCAAAGAAGTAATGCCAACTTATTCTTTTCGTAATAAGGAGACCCAGGAGGTCTTTGATAAGTTTATGAAAATGTCTGAGAGGGAGCAATACCTCATCGATCATCCTGAGCTTGAATCAGTAGTAGGTGCACCTGCAATGATTGATCAAACAAGTACACTGAAGCCAGACAATGGATTCAGAGACTTACTTAAAGATATTAGAAAGAAGCATAACAAAGTATGGACGCCATCGACAATTAATACATTCTGATGCAGCAAATAATTTCTCAGCTGAGTTCATTGAATACTCTTTTGTCTGGTGGGGTAAAATCCGAATGTTGTCATCAAAAAAAAGATCACTTTTTTTGTGTACCTGACACCGAAGAACTTTTTAAAAAGAATATTGTTAGACAGCCGTCAGATTGGATCTATCGCAATACTCCTATCACATACAGGTCAAATGAATTAGCATATCGGTATTCATCTTTTGCCAAAGTTGACTGGAGCGAAAGTGTTGTTATGTTAGGATGTTCACTGGTACGTGGAGTAGGAGTATGTGAAGAAGATACTATCTCCCAACAACTCTCTCGTATCATTGATCGTGAGGTGATCAATCTAGGTGTTAATGGATCGTCAATAACATTTGCATGCTATAATATTGCACTGTTACTTGAGAATTATCCACCTCCCAAAGCTGTTGTTCTTGTTTGGACAGATTACAGACGTGCAATGTTTTTTGAAACACCAGATAAATTAGCAACATGGGGTTTTAATCATCACAATTACATTCATATAGGTAAATGGAACAAGCATATTGAGAGTCTTAAGTATGTAATTACAAAGGATCCTAATTGGGCTGCTCATACCTTCTTTGCAATGAAGAATGTGAGGTTACTATGTAGGGGAATTCCTCTTGTCGAAGTAACTTTCTTTCCCAACACAGTGTCGATAGCTAATTGTACCTTTCTTGGAGATCAAATAGATTTGGCCCGTGATCTCATGCATTTTGGTCCAAAAACAAATAGATTAGCAGCTGAATGTATTGCAACACAATTAAAAAAACAAGGAGTGTAATTTGAACGTAAAACTTGCCTACGCTAATTCGGAAGAAGACTTTCTCTCACCAAAGAAAGACAGGAAAAGAAAAATAACTTATAATAAGGAATTATTGAAGGTAAGACATATTACACCAATGACTTGGGCTCAGAGTGATATGATTGAAGGGTTCGCACGAGGTGCTAATGTTGTTGCCACAGGCTCAGCTGGGACAGGAAAGAGTTTCATTGCTTCGTATCTAGCATTGAATGGTTTGTTTAATAAACAAGCAGAAAAGATAGTTGTTGTTCGTAGTGCTGTACCAACACGCGACATGGGTCACTTGCCTGGTACTCTGCAGGAAAAATCAGAAGTGTACACTATCCCTTACAAACAGATTTTCAATGATCTGTGTGAGAACGGTACTGCATGGGACATTCTGACAAAGAAGAATATGGTCGAGTTTATCACAACATCATATGTTCGTGGTATTACATTAGAGAATGCTATTGTAATCATCGATGAATTCCAATCAATGACAGCGCATGAGTTGTATAGTGTACTGACTCGAACAGGTAAAGGGACTCGTTTAATCATATGTGGTGATACAAAGCAAACTGATCTTGATGGTCGTAAAGAGAAGAGTTGTTATGATTGGTTTATGGGTGTTGCCAATAAGATACCTGATTGGTTCCATATGACCAACTTCATTAGTAGTGATATTGTTCGCTCCGACTTTGTCAAAGCATTGATTATGGCAGTAGAGGATTAATGGACGTTGAGCAATTTATACCAGCACTAGCCTCATTCACTGAACAATACTTACAACAAAACCTCAAGCATCCATATAGAGACAACATTAGTCAATACATGGATGCGCAGGGTGTAGTGTCGCTCTACAATGTATACAACACAATTATTACTCATACTCATGGTCGTGTGCTTGATGTTGGTTCTGGTATAGGAATTGCTAAGCTAATTGA